TCTGTAAGCAGTACCACATTAGGTCTTACTGCTAACCCATCCTTCTCTGAGTCTAAATAGAACTGGTTTATAAGTTTATCTATATCTGCTATCTTAATCATCTTAATTTTATTTAAAGCGAATATAAAACGAATATATTAAATCCGTATCTTTTTCTACTAAATCAAACGAAACTCCTGGATAACCAGGACCAAAGTTATTCATTATCCACTTAGAAGAGCCGTACATAGACAATACATTCCTATATCTAAACTTGTAAACTTGTTGCATACTCTCTGTATGTAGGTCACCTTTTACTATTGAGATGTTTTTATTCTCTCCTAAATTATGGTGATCTATATACTTGTTAAGGAAATTTTCTGCTTTCTCGGTTAAGAAAAGGGGAAGACCATGCTTAAGATCCTCAGAGTCTTTTCCATGAGTAAAAATAAATGTATGTTTTCCATAGTCAAAATGTTCTAAGAACTTCTCCATTATCGTTACTTTGATAAAAGGATAAGCCGTATTTAAATAAAGAGTTAGTGCTTGGTTAGTTATGTAGCCAAAAGAACCTGAGTGGTTATCTTCTGTCTGCATAATAGCATGAATGTTATTAGCTAGGTTTTTTTCTACTAAAAGATCAAAGAATCGCTTATGAGCATAAAGATAAGTCATAAAAGACTCCTTATTGTTCATGTTCTGGGGAAGTGCATGTCCTCCTCTAGTAGTATGACCATTCCAACCATCTAATGAATCTCCTAAATCACAAATAAAAAGATCTTCTAACCTTCCATAGGTCTTTACTTGCTTCTCTATCTCTTCTAATACTCTCATCATACGTACTTCGAAGACATCTTCGTTGTACTGATTGTTGAAAATAGAGTTAGGATGAGTAAGAGCACCTACGTGTTTGTCACTCATGTAGACGAATAAGCCTTTCTTAGACGCTATAGGAGACTTTCTAGGTGTTGGGTACGGAGTTATATTAGATTCTAGGAAAACCTCTCTGAGAACGTTCTCTATGTCTTGAGGAAAAGTGTCCTCAGGCTTTATAGAAGCAAATAAGGCTGACACTAGCCAACCTGATTGTTTTTCTTTACTCCAATATTGTACTAATCTCCACTTAGTTCTGTCTATCTTGTGAATTTCAATGATTTCTTCAGAAGATCTAGGTTGAGTAGAAACTAGTTTAGATACCTCAAGGGTACCTTTATCTAGATTCTCATCATAAGTTCCTGTAATTTGTGTAGGTTGATCGTTAGGCGTTAAAGGTTTATCTGCACCCAACTTATACATAGCAGTTCTTTTTAAGTCACGAACTCGCTTAGCTCTTAGTTCATTATATACTTCTGGTTGGTAGTTGAAACGAATAGCAACTTCTAAAGCTGACTCATCCGTATTTGGATTATCCATGTAGTGTTGGATAATCTGTTTTGAGATTGGCATCATAGGCTGGTAGGTTAAAGTATTAACCCTATGGTTAACAAAGCTATAGCAAATAACCCGCCTTTCAAAACGTTCTTTAAAGTTTTAATTGTTTCTGCTTGAGACCTAACTTTAGTATCTAAGCGAACTATCTCTACTTTAGCGGTATCTAAAGCCTTCTTATAGTTAGGGATAATAGAATCTTTATACAAGGATAACTGAACGCTATCTGTCTTGATAATCTTCTTAAGACTTACTACTCTCTCACGTGCTTGAATTCCTTTTAGGAACTCATTATTCAACTCCTTTAAGGGTAAGCTGTCTACTGATTGTGAGTAAGAATTTTGTGCCGTCAATATCAGGCATAGTGTCAATAGCAATCTGAATTGTGTCATACTTTAGGGTGATTTGTTCGTAACGGAAATACTCTTCGTGCTTTATATGTTCTAGAGAGTCAATCTTTTCAAAGTAGGTATCGTTTTGTTTATCTATAGAATCAATAAAAGATATTACTTGATTAGTATCTTGTTCCTGTACATACTCATACTTAAAAAGTAAGTAAGCAATAATGAAGAAAAAGATAATATTAAGTTTAATCGAGAGGTTTTTCATTATCGTGGTTAAATTTATGCTGGTCTATCTTTGCTAAGATCTGAGATAGTACACTGTTGTTTATTACTCCTACTGTGTTAGCATTCTTAAGAGCACTAATAAGTTGGAAGACAATAAAAGGAGCACAGAAAGTTTCTGAAAGCCAGAACGTACCATCAAATCCTTTCTCTACCATTAAGATAGCAGAAAGAATCATTACCCAAGCAAACAAAGTCTGAAGTACTTTAACTGCTTTTCTTGTTTGAAAACCAATCTTCTTAGTACCTGCCCATACACCAAAAAATCCATCTACAAATACAACAGCAACAATCGCTAAGTATTGTTCTGCGTTATCTGCAGTTAGATTTAAAAAATATGTGCCCAAAAAGGCACATACTGTGGTGATAGTTACTAAAAGGGTCTTCATCAATTAAGCGTTGTAAGCAATAATAGATCCTGAAGCAAGTGTTATAGAAGAGATAGTTGTTCCTTTAGCTACGCTAATCTTCATTCCTGGTGCCAAAGTAACTCCTGAAAGACCTAAGCTTGTCATAAGACTAGCTGCGTTCTGATCCAAGATAGCACTAACTACAGCTGATGCGTTAACAACAAAGTACTGAAAAGTACCTGTAACTGGTGATGTGCCTGAGATTACTTTACTGCCGTTCATACCTGCTTCCGCAGTTACGCTAGCGTTGATGCAACAAAGTTGACCTTCGATGTGACGAAGTTTCTTTGATTGCTCTCTGAGAATGTCATGTGTTTCCATAAATATTTATCTTTACGACTGTTAAGTCCGACCTTAGTCCGTATAACAAAAATACTTTAATTAAAAATAAAGTCAAGAAACTAGGAGGATTATTTCCTCCCAGTCTCTGAGTATATTTCTGTTAAAGAAGATGTCCTATCTCTAGACTCTGATCTTTCCATCTGTAAGGATTCTATTTTATTCAATAGACTTTCCTTAGTATCTACATCGTCTACGTAGTCTATTTGTCTTTCAATAGACTTGATTTGTTTATCTATAGAGTTTACAGAACGTTTTTCTCCTCTTAAGTCTGCTTCTAGACTACTTACATACCACTTAGGGTTATACTTTTCGTACTTTCTAAACAGATACTCAGGGTTTAAGAAGTAGTTTATAGAAGCGTTTAATCCAAATAGTTTTTGGATACGAGCAGATATTTCCATATCTCCTTTAAGAGTAGGATCTGGTGGGTATCTTTTAGGGTTAGAGATCTTACCACTTCTACTCCTAGGAACATACTCATCAAAGGGACTTGCATCGTCAAAAGGATTAAGCATTTCTACAGTTAGTTTTACAGCATCTGTAGCACCTGCAAACGGAAGTAATACGTTTCTATTCAAGTAATACTGAGCAAAGTTTTGTCCGTCTACGTTGTTTTCAAACCTAGAATGGTAAATAGACAAAGGACTAAATACAGGGTTCAAACTGTTTAACTCGTCTTCAATCAATAACAAGTTATAAAGCAAGAAATACACTACATACATATCTTCATCATCCTCATCATCATATCTTAAACTATTAAGCAAGGCAGATACTCCCATAATTAAAGCTAATGCAAGCATATCTATAGCTGCACCTTCTGTTTCTCTGCGTTCTGCAGGAGTCATAAGATTTCTAGTTGCCGGTAATGAGAAGTTTGTTTGATAAAGTAGTTTAAGCGCTTGGATTACTGTTACGTAAAAACCTTGAAACTCTTCTCCTGATCTAGGATTGATAGTTCTGCCTACTTTAAATCTCCTCATACCTTGGTAAGCAACCCATCCTTTCATGTTTCCTATAATTCTACCAAGAGTGTATCTACTGTACTCTCCTTTGTCCATAGATCCATAAGCACCTTGGATAGCAGCGTTAACGTGGTTAAGTTTACCTCTGTAATATTGTTCTATTTTTGAAAATCCTTCTAAGTCTACAATCGTATCCTTAGGAACAAGAATTCCGTCTTTAAAGTCGTATGCTTCAAACAAAGGAACTCCTTCAGGTTTATCTATCAAAGGAACTAAAAACTGTTGAGACATAGCCTCTGCAACTGCACTTCTCATTTCAAATTCACCAAAGGTTCTAAAGAATCCTAGAAAGTTAAATGGATTGTACTTACGATACTTGCCTAACTTAGAAATAAATAACTTACGTCCTGTTTCACTTAGTTGATCTTCTGGCATAACATTAAAGTATCTCATACGAGCAATGTATTCAGAATCTCTACCATCTTCTACTTCTGACTGAAACAAGTCTGCTATATGTACAGCATTTCTACCCATAGCCTTAAAAATTTCCTTACGACTTAAACCATATATACCAGCTTGTATAAAGATGTTAGCAGATCCTGCCATAAAGTTTTTTACACTAGAAGGAAGACGGTAAGCAAGTACAATAGGAGAGTTGACAGATAAAGACATATCAAGTACTTTCTCTACCATTCTACCCGCTTTGTTGTTTACTAAGAACTTACGATTCTTACCTTGTAACTTACGTTCAAACAAGTTATTAATCATCTTCTCAATCTTAGTACCAGGCAAAGACTCTTTTAATACGTCTTGCATACCATAGATGTAAGGCATTACTTCATAAGCTTCTTTGAATCTGATTAAGTCTGCACCATACATTCCAATACTGTTAAGAATGTTTAGACTCATTTTATCTGCAGGAATAGGTCTATTATATTTTAAATAAAGTTTCTTACTTACCTTTTGTATAACAGATCCCCCTTCTTCAGTCCTTGCTGTTTCTTCGTCATCTTCAAAAGTAGCTCTATCCCAAATACCTTGAAAAGTAGATCCTATTTTGGATTTAAGTGTACCCATATTAGTATCTTTCAGAGACCTTTCTACAGGGTCCATCATAACACTAGGCAACTCTAATCCTTTCTTAAGATTCATAGGTGTTCCTTTCTGAAGATCTAAATAAAGATCTGTAATCTTCTGAAGAATTTCTTTTTCCTTAGCATCTAATTTATCGTACTCTTTGTTTCTATATTCAGTTCTGTCTGTACGTAAAGGAACACGCTTACTGTATTTTACATTCTTTACTTCTGGTTTAATGTATCTAGGGTTCACTGCAATAGTATTCCATCTAAAAGAAGGAGAAGTATCGCTAATCAAAGTTTTATCTGTAGGTTCGGTAGACATCCAGAAATATAAAGGTTCATCAGATAAAGTCCATATCTGATTGTTCTCATCCCATACGTTTACTTTTTTGTGGTTTTGTTTGTACCAATCAGTCTTTCTAAGTTCTTTAGTTGCATCTAACTCTAATAGAGAGTCATCAGTTTGGTCTTGGTACTTTACATTGTTTTGAGCAATTAAAGAAGTTTTAATTAGATTTAACTTACTAGTGTATTCCCTTACATAATCAGGAGTGTAGACCTTTTCTTGGATGTCTCCAAAAGAAGAAAACAGATCCTTGAGATTGTCAGAATCTTCTTTAGACATATCTACATCAGTCTTGTAAGCAGTTTTAATTGCTTCTATTTCTTCTTCTAATGCTCTAACAAGAGTAGAGAGATTAGAAGGAGTTCCATCTGGATTAGGAGAAGCGATCTTAGAACCTTCGTAGAAGTTATCTGTGTTCTTATATCCCTTCAATACCCCGAATATATCATTCCATACTTCATCCATTTTACGAACACCTGAAGGAACAGGATACCTAGACTGAATAGCAGCAACTGCATCTACTATTTTTTTTCTTTGTTTATAGAACTCAGGATCAATTTTTCTTACGCAGTTGTTTGCTTTCCACAACTCAAACTGTTTCTTATAGTAATCTACTGTTTGTTTCTTGTAGTCTAAGGTATCAGCATCAGCATTGTCGTCTACTGCTTGTTGATAGTCAGCAGCTGCTTTATCGTAAGCTGTTTTTTTAGAATTTAGTTGAGAGTCAAAAAGTGCTTGGTTTTCTTTACTGATAGTGTAAGTATAAAGTTCTGCAGCAGCTCTACTCTTCTTCCATTCTCTAATGTTAGCAGCAATTCTAAGTCCTGCTTCATCTTTTAAGTTTTTGTTTTTATCGTAATCAGATTCTAGTAAGTCTAGTTCTTCTTTTAAGTCATCTAATTTATCTAACTGTTCTTCTGAGTTTTCTTCTGTAAGACTTCCTACTTGGATCTTATTCATCTCTTCAAAGATTAAGTCTCTAGCTTCTTTAGCTTCTGCACTAAGCATGTTCTGAATTTGATAGTAGATATCTTCAAAAGGCTGTACTTCAAACTCAGATCTTGTTCTACGAATCTCTTCTTCTTTAGCTCTGATTAAATCTTTTACTGTAGAGTCTTGTACCTTAGTTTGTTTTAATTCTCTTAACTCTGCTTTAAGTTTAGTTATAAGATTGTTGTAACGAACTTCATCCATCTCACTCAACAGAACTAGTGTTTCTCTCTTAGAGATTTTTCCATTCTTGTTTTCTACAATCTCTACTTTCTTAATGAAACGTCCAAATACATTTTCAAAGTCGAATGCAGTATTTACTCCCATCCCTTTACTCTTTAGGTGGTTTTGTAACTCATCTGCAATCTTCTTTAATTTAACTTCCATTGCTTGAGCCTTTACGTTAGCTGTATCAAACTGATTAGCAATCATACCTCCTACAGTACCTGTAAGAATGTTTCCTGATAATCCTGCTGACTCTAAGAAAAGAGAGAAGTTTCCTACGTCTTTTATCTGACCTCTAAGTGCTTTTAGTAAGTTAGTCTTAGTAGCTAGGGTAGACATTCTTGCTTCTTCATTCCTAATACGATCTTCGGTAAGTTTTATAAGTCTAGTGTTTCCTAGTTTTTGTGCACTTGCTAATGAAACTTTAAACCTATCTATATTGTCTTGGATTCGCTTCTGAGCGTCTTTTGTCTGTGGTGCGAACTCATCTGCCAACTTAATAGCTAAAGCCTCTACAGCGTTGTTAAAATAAGCCTTAGACAAAGAATCTGCAGTAGCTTCTAAGTTTAACAACTGTTGACCCAAAATAGTGTTTGCTCCTAGGTCTCCCATAACTCTACGATAATTTTGTGCTAGGTTTGTATACTGCTCTCCTAACTCTTTAGCATGGTAAGCTTGTCTAAACAGTTGATCTTTGGTTATTGTAGGATCAGAAGACATCTTGTTAAGAGAAGTACGAACACTTGCTAAGTACTTAGAGCTATCATGGAAGAAACTTACTAAAGATTTAAAAGACTCTTTAGCCTCAGCTGCAGAAATCTCTACGAACATGTCCTTAGTTCTTAATACACTGCCTACGTTTACTCCTAGAATCTCTGCTTGATCTCTTACCTTACTCCAGTTGATTAGATTTTCGTCCTGTAATAGTTCATCTAAACGAGTAAGGAAGTCTGAATTCTCCTCTACAAACGTATCCATCTCAAGCATTTGAGGCACACTCATAGTATAGGGTATAGAATCAAACTTAGTATATATAATACTAGTATTAATATCTTGAGCAAGGAGTATCTCATTGAAGAAGTTTTCCATCAATAGATCTATATTCTCTAGGCTATTAGGATTTTGATTTAGATTTAACTTCTTACCAAAGAACTTAAAGATAGCATCTATAATTTTAATAAACCAGTTTGGTTCTTCCGACTCTAGAGTGTTGCGGAAATCAGGATTAGTAAAAAACTCTGATACAAACTCGTGTATGTCTTTAAAACCATAGTAAGTGTCTGTTCTTTTTTTTGTAGAATATTTCTGTTGATAGTAGGCAAGGATAGGCTTAAGACTATTTACAAGTTCTTTGTCTATCTCGCTTGTAGGATTTTGTAACGTAGATGATAGAACAGAGTGTAGAATCTCGTGGAGAATAACACGTCTAGAATAATCTAGTCCTCTATTCTTTAATCCAAATACATTTAGTTTAATTTTATGTAGTTCAGGAACATACTCTCCCATAGGAATTACATCTCTGTTTTGTAAGTCTTTACCTGTAAAAAAGTCTAAACCGATTGTAGGGATCAAGTCTATAATAGGTAAAAGTTTTTTAATCACAAACTTCTCGTAGTCAGGAGTCTCTGGGTCGTTTAGAATCTTAACTAAAGTATCATAGACATCAGGATTTTGAAAGTCTACGTACTTCTTTAAGAACTCTATACGTGACTCTTCTCCATTTACTAGACGTTTATTAAATACTTCTCCTTCAATAAAACTAGAAAGATATACCATGTTTAGTTCAGTAAAAGGTATAGGATATACTTTGTACATCCTTTCTAATACTGGTGCTTCTGGATTAACAATCTCTATACTTACAGAGGCAAGTCCATTGTTTTTAATGTAGTTTGCCATCTCTACTAGAGTAGTAAGATTAATAGGATTATCTATTCTTACTTGAACATCTTCAAATAAATCCTGAGCTGCTCTAAGATACTTAACTTGATCGGAGGTTAACGAATCAATACCTACGTTTCTAAGTAAGTTGTCTGAGTCTATTTCTACAAAATTTCCAAACCTACTCTTATCCTTGTTAAGAGGTTTAGGCCAGGTATTGTATCCATCTTTTTTAGAATATAGACTTCCTTGCTTAACTAAGTCTATAGCTTGCTCGTTACTATATCCTACTTGTGATAGAGTATAAGCAAGTACAGAAGTTTGATTCATCCCTGTTACGGGATTAGTATATTTTATAACACAGCCTTTAGACATCTTGTTTTATTTAAATTTAAATTGTTTACTTGTTTACTTACAAATATAGTTGGTTTTTAATCTTCCCTACACTTAATCACTTCGAACTCAGTATTTTCTAGGTTAGACATATCTGGTGAAGTCATAGGGTTAGAGTTGCTTACAAATTGTTTAAACCCTTCTATGTCTTGTTTGTTTCCTAGTATGTGAATTTGTTCTGGTTCAAATACTGTATAAGTATTGGCAACACCTCTATAACTACCAGACATTCCATCTTCTACATTGTTAAATATAATAGAATCATTATTTTCTTCTAATTTTTCTATTTCTTTTTTAACAATAGATAGCATTTGGTAATTATTTCCTTCAACAACCAAAGGATTATTTACTTCTAATAATGCTGAATAAACTATAGAATCATCTTTTAAATATTCTGAAAAATCAAGTTCATCTACATATTGAACAGTATTAAATTGTTTATCATTTTTAAATTTTTCAAAAAGTTCTTTTGTTTTATCTAAAGACTGTCTTTGTAAATATTGAACATTTAAGTCTTCAGATCCAAAATAATTTAATACTATTTCTTGCCACTCTTCTTGAGTTACATCTTTAATATTTTTATTAGCCAGATCTCTTTTAAAATAGTAATAAAATATAACATCGTTATAAATATTGGACTGCTCTAAACTTTGTCTATATCCTTGTGCTATACCTAAACTGTTTGAAAAGAAAAACCCTTTACCGTTAATAGAGGCTTTTGTTTTACTTCCAGATAAACTTTTATCAAACTTATTGAATCTAGTATGAGTACCATGATAAACAATATCTTTTACTTTACTTTCAGGAAAGATAGAATCTAAGTACTGAGAGTATTGTTGAGGTGTACCTATATTAGCTAACTCAGGAGTAGATTCAAACAGTTCTGTTACTCCTTCCTTACCTACGGATTGTGTATAGTACGAAGGTATATTACCCTCGTACTTATTCCACAGGTAATATGCTAGTGTAGGATGAGCATTTGATATAGCTTTCCACTCAGGTGTATTTTTGTTAGGGCAAATCATTTTTAGCAGTTATTAAATACTTCGTTCATTTCTTTTGCACTATACCCTAAGCTTTCTAGTAAGGGTATGTCTATATCTGTTATTGGGTAGGAAACTCCGTTCTTAAGTGTTAGATTTTTAGGTAGAGTAGATGGTTGAGTAGAAACAAATCTAGCTTTAAATGCTTGTTCATTAGATATATCTGTACCAGATTCATTTCTAAATTTCCATCCTTTAGGAGCAAGAACAGTAGTAGGAATACCCAGTTTGATACCTGCTTTAGCTCCTGCTTCATCTATCCCAGTTTGCCCACCACTTCTAACTGAAACAATCTTGTTTTTCAAGTTATCAGATAGAGTGACATATTCCAGCAAACGTTCCATGGCACCATCTAACAAAGCTTGAGGATATTTTCCTTTCATTGTGTAGATACCATTACCGGCTATGTTAAGCGTCCTGGCATTTGCGTTGTTCAAATCAGCTACAATACTTTCTGCCATATTAAATATTGCCTTGTCATTGAGCTCATATCCTTTACTTGCGTTAAACGGATCTACAGGAACAAACATCTCGTCAAGGTTTCTGGCTATGTATTTCTTACCCTGGCTTTCTACAGATGACTTGGTTAGCTTCTCTCCAGCTGTATTAAAGTCAACGGCTATTGCTATTGTAGCATCAGCACTTGCATTCTTAATAGTTCTATTTTTATATCCTGATGTAGGTTCTTCCTGGAAATCTATTTTAACAATAGTAGATGATTGAGTAGTAATTTTCTGTGGAGGAACAGTTGCCTTTGCTTTCTTTTCCTCAAGCTTCTTAGCTATGATAAACTCCTCATCCATACTATTGAAGTCAGGTTCAGGAGCATCACTAGAAGATTCTTGTGCATAGATCATAGCTTCATCTAAGTCATCGTTACTAGTAATCTGAGGCTTCTCTTCTATTACTTGTCTAAAGTCAGGGAAAGTTTTCATCTTATTAGTAACTACTACTTTGTTTTGTTTACTTGGCCAGTAGATAGATGCATGAGTCTTTGTAGTCTTATTTAAAAGATCCTTTAAGAATTCTGCAGTCTCTAGGTTATCTATAGACTCTTTAATCTTTTTAAGAACAATAGACAATTCAATCATACTTTCAGTCTGAGCTTCCATAGGAATAAAGTTATGGATAGAACGATACCTAATGTTAGATCCTTGTCCTAATAAAACAGCATTAGCTAGATCACTAAAGAATCCTCTTACTTCTGGATTAGGATGATTAAGTCCATCAGAGAAGTCTTTTTGTCCTGCGTTTACTGTGTCTACATCCTTCTCGTTAGTTAGCATACCAGGATAGAACATGCTAGTTCCTTCTACCATGATAGAAGTAAAGTTATTTAGGATAATATTATTAGAGGCAAAGGCTTTTATCTTTGGATCTTCTGTGTTGTTAAATATTCTGTCAAACCTAGCACGTAAGTTATTTCCAGACTTAATATCTAATAGACCTGATTCAGCACTATACTTAGCATACAAAGGTTTAAGTTCTGGAATATTCTGAAAGAAAGACAGCATCATAGAGTTCATAAGTTGGTTAAAGTTTCTAACTGTCTTGTCTCTACTCCAATACTTACCATACTCTTGCTTAACTTTATATAAATAATCCTTAACTAGCGGAAGAGAAAAGAAGTCCCACACTTGATCTACTACAGATTGATTGGCTTCAAGGACGTTAAATGGAGAAACAACACTGTTTGTAAGAATTTTATCAATTGCCTCACTGTTAAAGTTTTCTCTCGCTTCATTAATACCTGTAGAAGTAGCATAGAATTCTGTATTAATACGATAGTTAGCTGTGTTGAAATCTATGTTACTGGTTAACGACAATAAAATTTGGTTCTGTTGCTTAACAACATAGTACTGAGTTATAAATGCTAACTGTGCTCTTAGTGCTTCAGTTCCTTCTTTACTATTTCTATTAGCTTTGATCTTTTCGTAAGAACTTCTAATTACATTAGGGTTAGGAGGATAGTTTTCTTTGTTAAAGTTTTCTGCAGATAAAGCACTTGTAATACTAGGTGTGCTAAGAACCTTTTCTACAGTAAGAGCTTCGTCTATCTGACCTTCTACAAAGACTGGTTTTTCTCCTAAAAAGTTTAGTGCAGGAATAATGTAGTCCTTAAACAAGTCAGCAGGTTTCTGTCCTAATGCTTTACCTACTTTAGTAATCTTACTAGATCTAATATAATGTTGGATGATAGGTTGGTTAACCAATAAAATAGCTTCATCTACAGGAGTACCGTTAAGAACCATCTGAAGAATTAAAGGTGTTCTTTCTCTATCTGCGTTAAAGAAGTTAATCCAGTCTTCGTTTTCAATATCTACGTGACCGTTAATAAACTCGTTGATTACGTCAGATATAAGATTTACTCCATCAGCGTCATACAAACCACCTAACTCAATCTCTTTAGTATTTTTATTCTTGTTTGACTTAAGTAAGTAGAACTTATTTATGTCTACTTCTTCTGGATTACTTTTAAATCTAAGTCCAGTTTGTTGGAATAGTTTATGCAAAGCGTTAGTCTTAGCATCTACACCCAAAGACTTCTTACCTAAGTTATTCTCTGTAAAGATTCTAACAGAAGTTTCAATCAAGAACATAGCACTAGAAGAAATACGACTCTCTTTACCTTTTAGTTTTTGATATTCTTCTGCAATAGCAGGAAGAATAACGTTAGTGTTAGGCTTGGTAAATTCTGTAAAGATACTTGGCTCAGACAACACAGAAGCTATTACAGAGATCATATTATTAGAAGCAGAACCCTTAAGAGCTTTCTCTGAAATGTCTTTCATATCAGCAAGTATTTCATTAGCACTAACTAAATTCTGTAACATCTCTACTACTTTAGGGTCTTGACTACGAAGAGTTTTAAATCTCTCAATAGCAATACCTAACTTCATGTTTAACGGACCAATGTTTTCTTTAAATTCTGTAATTGCATCTTGGTCTCCAGAATTCTTAGCTTCTTTTAAATCGTCTATAAACTTCTTAAGAGTTTCAATTTCTTTAGATACTAAGCCCGCTTCTTTAAAGTCAGCAGAGGCAAACAAAGTTTGTAAACTATCTGCTCTAAGAGCTAAGAATTCATTCTTTGCCAAGATATTATCTATGACTTGTGTTCTAAACTCAGGGTCACTTAGTCTAGAATTAGATACTAAGTTTCCGTTATCGTCTAACTCTGGCTCATACATAAACAATTTATCTATGTCAAAATCCGATCCAGACTTAGTTACAATAGAAGGAGGAACAACCATTACAGGACCTCCTACATTAGATAAGAACCTACGTACTCTAAAGTGTTCCATAGAGTTTAATCCCTGAACAGGAATACGTACCCCTACTATACTAATCTTAGCAGAGTGTTCTGCTACCCAAGCATCATCCTCTAAGGCTTGGTTTAATCTATCTAGTGTTTGGATAGGTGCACCATTCCACTCTAAGTTTAATAGGGGAGTGTGTTTCTTTGGATTAAATGGAATTAAAACATCCGCAGGCTGTACTACTCCATTCTCAATACGATAGTCTCTTAGACCGCTTACATTGAAGCCCTTAGCTATAGATTTCAATTGAGAAGTAGTAGGCTTCTTCATACGAGTACCTAATTTGTTAAAACCAGTAGAAGCTAACTGTATGTAAGCTTCACCAAATAACTTAGGTCTCAATACACGCTTAGATAAAGCAGAAGAAATAATCTGATCTATCAAAGAACGTTGTACTCCTGCATCTACAGAGAATACAAAAGAATTATTAACAGTAGGTCTTAAGAAAGAATACACAGAAGTAGGTACGTCTTTCTTATCAAACTCACTATGCAACCAGCTAGTAAAGTCTGCAGTATTGATACCTGTTATGTTACCATCAGCACCTACTGTAGCACCAATCTTAGAGTAGATTTTTGCTTTCTCTACATCTACGATAACTTTAATATTATCAATAAATGCTTCTTGAAGATTGTTAATCTTTTCTTCTAGGTGAGCATAAGCAGGATTAATATCTCCTCCAACATAAAAGTTACTAAAGATAAGTTTAACCATCTGTGTAGATAAAGTAGCTTCATTCTTTGTTTTAGGAGCAATGTACTGTTGTCTACGAAGACCGTCAATAGGAAGTCTAATTACGGCTTCAGGATCTACTTTACCAATCTTTAACTGCCCGTTGTCTCCTTCTACATACTCCGATTTACCCTTTACTACTTTCTTTTCATAGTAGGGAAGTTCTTTTGTAGGAAGAGCCATTTTATTACCGCTAGAGAAAGTCGCTAAGTCTACACCTTTGTCTAAGTAGTCCATCATAACATCTTCTAAGTCTGTGTCAAAAACCATAGAAGGACTTAATGGAAACACAGAGTACTTACCTAATACGTTGTATTTAGTAAAGTCTGTAGGAGAACCATAGTATCCAAGCTTTAAAGATGTCAAAATACCTAGATTACTTTTTGCAATCAAGGAATAGACTTCAGCTTTGTCTTGATCTGAGTTTGACTGTCTATATTTTTTAATTGCCTTGAATACTTCTAACTCGTGTTTATATGCTTGTTCTAAGTCATTAGGCCATTCCCCAACAGAGTTAAGGTAGAAACGAATAAAATCTAAACCTGCATAAGCCTGAGCATCTGATTCTTTTCCTTGTTCGAATACAGCATCAAGGTTTTTGTCAATCTTAGCAGTTTCTCTGCTTATGTCCTCAGGAGTAAGAGCACCCTTAACAGTAGCTAATGCACTCAAGTAGTTTTCTCTCATACTTTCTCTGATGCTTTCTTTTGTACTTTCATCTAAGTAGTCAAAAGTCTTTACATCTTCGTACTGTACGTAGTTAAGGTTATTATCGTATTGTCTGGACTTTCCTGTACCTCTTTGAATTTCTTCAAGTCCTCTAGAGAGGCTACCATTAGAACTAGTGTTCCAAGAGTTTATATCTTGAGAGTCAAGTCTAGGTTGTTTTCCTGGAGAGATAGTAGCACCTAAGCGTTTAAACAATCCTCTCCAATCTGAGTTTTTAATTTGGAAGTTAGAAGGATCTCCTACAGTTAAGTGGAGTAGTTCTACCTGATGCACATAATAGTTAGTTGTAAAGTGCATAAGATTAGAATCAATCTCTTCATCCGTATACGCTGATCCACTATTTTTTGGATAGAGTCGGTTAAATTGTTGAGCTAAGTCTTTGTTTTCTCCTTTGCTTAAGATTTCTTTAAAAGAAGTTCTAAGAGTTTGTACAGAGTTTGCAAAGTAATCTGTTAAAGCATTCTTGAATTCTCCGTAAAGAGAGTTACTAGACATGCCAAACATTCCTGTTAAAGCACCTTTAAGAGCTGCTTTACTTTCAGCATTAGCCACAGCTTCCTTAACTCTACTTTGAATAGAGTCAGGAATCATGTCTTTGAATATGATAAAATCAGATCCTAAGATTTCTTTCTTGTTGGACTTAGCCTTATCATCAAACATACGCATAGCTTCAAAGTACAAATACTGTTGCATCTGAGCTATGAAAGAGGAAGACAATACTGCTTTGTTTTTAAAATTATATTCTTCTAAAGGAAAGTACTCTCTGTCTAACTTGTTACCATTTAGGAATGTAGCAAAAGAACTACTCTTAGCTCCTACTCTCATATTTTCTACTACAGCATCTTTCTTAAAAGCTATAAAGTCTTGTAGTAGTTTTCCATCTCCAGTAAGGTTAGTTGTCTTGTCTCCCATAGTAGTTCCTATAGTGTAACCAGACATATTAGTAACTCTTAGTTCAACGTCCTCTCCTGAATTAGTAAGTCTCCTTTCACCATTATCAGCACGGAACATCCGCTTCATAATGATACTGTGTTCAATAAAATTATTTGTTTCAGGATTCAAATGTCCTGTAAGATCAAACTTAGTCTGTACACTGTTGATCTTAGAAACTGTATCTAGTAAGTGATTCCATTCTCTAATTGCATATTCTAAATTACCCTCAGGACTAATATAAGAAGCAGAGTTAGAGATATTGTAAATCTTTTCAAACGTAGAGAAAGCAGAAGTTCTTTCGTTGTCTAGTGTTGCAGCCTTAAAGTGTTTAGCTAAGTACTCTTTAATTTCTTTGTTCTTTGGATTATTAGGCAGTGCGTCTATCTGAGCTTTAAGTTGCTTAGATATGTCTGAAGATAAAGTCAACAAAGGATTAGACCCAACAGTAGGAACAGTTACTTCTGATGGAAGCATAGAAATAAGATTTAACTTAAACAAAGCATTGTTTGCAATCTTATTGATGTTTCTTATGTTGGTAGGAGTAAAGATAGGATTTACACTAAGCTGTACTTCTCCTTTTTTATTAAAGAGTAAGTTAGGGTTTTTATTATTAACTAAGTCGATACCAAAAGCATCGTTTAAGAATTCAAACACTGCTTTATCAGAAGTAAAGCCTACTTCTTTGTATGCAGCATAGTCGCTAAGTATTCCAGCAGAGTCAAATACAGCTAATGTACTTTCTGTAGGATCAGTTATTCTATACTTACGAAGTCTGTTAGTTACAAAGTTCTGATCAAAGTGTTCAATAAGTTTTTCTTGAGACATTGTATTGTTCAAGAAAGTTACGTGCTCCATTACACTGTCCTTATTCTTAGACACTTTAGCAGCTGTAGACTTAATCCTAGACTTAACTTCGTAAGGAGCCAC